ATGCTGCTGTAAGAACTTGACCATTTGTGCCAACGCCTAAACGAGCTACTGCATCATCTGCACTACCTACAATTAAATCACCCTTAGCGTCAACGACGCCTGCTGTTACTACATTTTTTCCGTTTACGGTAGCTGTTGATCCTTCAACAACTAATCCATTCTTAACTCTAAAATTCTTATCTACTGTTGCCATTTGTTGCTCCTTTTACTGCTATATTTTTAATGCCGTTCTGTAATATCTTGCTGTTACTGCAGTAGAAACTGGAGTTACACATAACCCTATTATACCGCTATTCTTTTCAAATGTGACTGTAGCTAAAGAATCATTTGTGTTTGATATAATGTTGGATTCTGAAATGTTTATGTCAGAACCTGCTTGCAAAACTGAGATATCTGAAGAATAGTAATATGATCCTCTTGAAATCTGAATAACATACTTAACTGTTCTGTAAACTGTGGAATCAAAAGAATCCACTGTTGTTTTGTTTTCAATGCCTTCTATAATTAGGTTATTGTTTCCTTCTAAACCAAACAAGGCTTCTGTAGCTGTAGTCAAATCACCTATATTAGAGACTTGGCCCTCTAAAGTTGATATTTTGTAATCTAAAGAGTTGATGTTGGCAGAGTCGTTAATTCCTATTTTTACTTGAAGAGCTTCTATGGCATCGTTAGCATTGGAATGCTGTTGAGCATGACCAGTTAACTCATCCGTAGAACTAGGATTAGTTAAGTTATCAAGGCTTGTTGGGAAATTTGTTGTCATTTTTACCTCTAAAGTACTGCTTGCTTACATGTTTAATTATACTGTATTATTTTCATAATGTTCCGCCATCAAACAAATCTAGGTCTTGCGATAAAGGATTTGTTAGGGTATCTGATGGATCTCCTCCATCCATTCCTATAATAATTGGAAGTGGAGTAGATGGTGTATTATTTGTTGAATTAATGTCTTGGAATGTTACTGGATTTTCTATATCGATACTATGGACATCCCCATCATAAGTATGAGTGTGCATATAAAATGGAGTTGGATCTGTATTAGATGATATTGTTACCCAAGTAGTTCCGTTATGAATTTTTAAGGCTTTATCTGTTGTATTAAAAAACACATCACCTTCCGACCCCGAAGGGTCGGTAGTGAGTGTAGTTAAGTTAAGTAAAGACTTAAATTTTCTTGACATTTTATCCTACAATAACAACTCTATATTCGCCAGAAGACGGAGCTACGGCAAATTTAATTGTAACTACTGAATCAGATGTATGTTGAACATCTGCTTCTATTTGATTGTAATCTGCGTTAGTTTCAAATACTTGTACTGTAACATCTTTGGTTGCTAGATTGTGAGTTACTGTATAAGATGTAGCTGTTCCGTCACCAATTGTTGTTGCATATTTTCTAGCAATATTATGGTAACTTCCACCAACTTGACCAATCTGCCAAACATCAGATGTCTCATTCCAAAGAATTTCAGCATCAGCCGAAGTGCCACGCTCTACAAGAATACCAGCATCTGCTGTTGGAGCTCCTGTTGCATTGCTATTTAGCTTAACCTTATTGTCTTCAATATTAATTTGTGTTGTATTTACAGAGTTTACTGTTCCTATTACATTAAGGTTTCCACCTACCTGTAAATTACCAGTAATTTCAACATTGTCTGGGAGACCAATTGTAACTGCTGAATTTTCTGAGCCAGAACCTGAAACTTCAATTTCATTTGCTGTGCCAGCAATTGTTGCAACATAATTACCAGTTGTATCTGTACCAAGAGCTACTGAGTTTGGCTCAATTGTAGTTGATATTGTTACATCGCCTAAATTGGTCATTGTTGCAGATCCGCTTACATCTCCTGAGAGTGTAATTACTGGATCTTTGTTAAGAGATACAGCACCTGCTGTAACTGTAAAATCTGTTGCGCTAAATGAGGCAACACCCTTATTGCTAGATGTCGCATCTTCTGCAGATACAGTAATTGTGTTATTTGTTACTGCTACATCAATTCCTTCTCCGCCAGATACTGTAAGTGTATCTGTAAGTAGATCAACTGTGTCTGTTCCTGTATCTCCAGCAATTGAAAGATTTGTTGCTACGCTTACGGTTCCTGCTGCAGTTAAACGACCTTGAGCGTCTACTGTAAATGTAGGAATTGCTGTTGTTGAACCATACGAACCTGCTGTTACGGCAGTATCATTTAATCTTATAGTGTGACTTCCAGATGGATCATTGTATGTTGCTGTTAATCCAGTACCTGCTACTACTGTTGAGCCAATAACGTCTTGAATAACTTCTGTAGATCCAGATGCTGGCGTCCACTCTGTTCCGTTATAGAAAAACAGAATATTTGAAACATTGTTATAGTAAAGTTGACCAGTAACTGGATTTGATGGTGCTGATGCTAAATTTTGAATTCTTGCATTTAGCAATTCATTTTTGTTAAGGTCTAAACTGACCGCATACGTTCTTGCCATTTTTTCTTCTCCTTTTTAAGACAGATGTGCTGTCCCTGAAAATGGTTGAGCCATTGTCAGTGTAATTTGATTTGTATTATCATAATCTATACCAGTTTCTAGTATATCTCCTGCGCTTGTTTTTACTGTTACGTTTGGATAAAACCCCAAATTGTGTAATACTATGACGCTATATGTTCCTGCAATAGGCCCAGTAACTTGTGATAGTTCCCATGAATACCTAAATGCGTAATCTGCTCCTGCTGCCGACAATCCTATAATTGTAGCGCCTGTCCAATTTAAATCATTAAGTTTTGGACCGTAGAATTCATGAGTTGTGTTATTAACATAGAAATCTCCAGTAAGGCCAAGGTTACTTGACGGAATACCAGATCCGTTTAAAATGGTTTTACCCCTTGGTCCTTGTGGACCAGGAGATGAAACTGTTACTTCATTTAATGTTTGTCTAACTACTACGGATTCAGCCATTATATAGTTACCGATCTACTGAGAGTCATAAAACCCTCTAGGAGTTTTATTTTGTTCCCGTTAGAATCGATAACCATAATGTCATATGAAGATTTTGGATAAAAGAGTTTGTTTGTTTGAGTTGGAGTAAGAGTTACAGTTAATTTTCCAAGTGATCCATCTATTACAATACCACCGCTTGGAGATGTTAAAGTTACTGCTAACTTACTTCCACCTTTTGTATCACGTATCTGCATTTTTGCGGATGCGCCAGTAAGATCAATTGCGTTGTTACTTGAATCTTTATATTCTGCTATAAAGGTAAAAGTTGCGTTTTGATCTACTTCAAAGTTCTTTTGTCCTGCCATTTGCCATAGTCTCCTAAATAGGAATACTCCTGTACTAATTTTAGCACAGGAGTATTCCTAATAATGAAATTACTTTGTTTCTGCTACAAATCCAAAATCTTTATTACTTGGGCTTAGAGCCTTAAGAATAACTGGTGCTACTGCGGCAAATCCACCCATCAAAAGATCTCTAGGGCTGGTATTCCCAGTCATGTAAAGAGCAATTGATGCTGAAAGGAATGCTCGTGCGTAAGTTCCTAGCGCTGCTAAAATCTGTTCTGTCATAACAACTTTCCCATCTTTGTTTAAATCTGCTTTTGCAAATTTAGTCATTTGATCATCTCCTCGTGGGCAAGGTGCCCATGAATTTTCGGTTTACCCGAATACTATAATTCTACCACTAAGCTGAAATATCTACAAGTTCACAGTTCCCGTCTGAACTGCAAGCAAGCGTGGCGTTGGTAGATGTTCCATCTTCTGTTTCGTAGAAAGATAAATCTTCCCAACGAATTCCTTTAGGCATTTTAGCAACAAGAGAGTCGTACTGTTCTTTTGTTATTTCTTGGTAGGGGGCTTGCTTATATGAGTGATCTGAATGCGGCAAGAAAGAAATTCCTGATACCTCATCAAAATGTTTATAAACCCAAGCTCCAACTTCCATCCATTCATCTTCTTTTACAGATACTGTAATTGATGGCTTATGCTCACACCATGCACGTTGATAAACCAGCCAAATATTTAAGTGTTCAATAGCTGTAAGATCATTCCTAACAATTGCGCCGTTTGGTGCTTTTACTGGAAATGAAAATACGTATGTATCGTTTGGCTTCATTACATCATCTTCTACTGGAATTCCGACTTCTTTTAAAAATGTAGAGATAGGGTCTCCCTTTGCTCCACGCACCGTACGAATGTAATATGGAGAATGCCAAGCATGCATCCCTGAAGATACCCCGACCAATTGAGATACTGTTCCTGATGGCTTTACACATGTAATAGCGGCAGACTCTGGAATCCCAATTTTCCCAGCCTCATCTTTATTTTTTGCCCTTGCTGATTCTCTAAGAGTCATCAAGAATGCTTCTAGTGAAACAAGGTCTTCTTTCCCTGACATAAACTTATGTCCAAATTGTCCAGTTAAAGAAACGCCTAACAAACGCTCTTCTTCTGTGTTGTCTTTCCATATTTTACGAATATACTTAAAATCAGTAAGAGTAGATTGCCATGTTCCAAGAATGGTTGCAAGTTCTACCTTACGCTGGATATCTTTTTTTGTATCATTTTCACGTAGTACGACTTCTGAAAGGTTACAAAACTGGTAAGGACGTAAAATAATTTCTGAGCACGGGTTAGTTCCATAGTGTATATTTGGATCTCTTCTTCCATATTTGGCTGCCTGGGCTTGAGCTGCGGCCACATTGTATATACCTCGTTCTCCTGATTTTGAATCATATAAAGATTTCCATTCTGCAATAAATTGCTCCATGTCTGGCTTGCGTGAGTACGCAACAGAGTTATTAGATAAAGCACGTTGTGTATTTGCTTCCCACCAGTTACCTGATTTGGCTTGCGCCATCTCAATATCATTAATGTTAGAAAGAGAAATCATTGCTGAACGACGAACTCCGCCTACAACAACAACTTCACCAATTTTACACATAATATCGTGACATTCAATTGGTTTAAAGTTTCTTCCTGTAGCATTTTTAAATTTTGAAATTGTAAAATCAAACAAGTTAATAAGTGGTTGTGGCCCAGATGATCTTCCGCCCATTGTTTTAAGTCTTGCGCCTGCAGGCCTTACTTTAGAAACATCAATTGCTGGAATTTGTCCAGACCAAAGTAATGCTAGCAACTCACGATATGCTTTTGCCCAACCTTGCTTTGAATCTTCTACTGTAATTATCGTAGTTGATTTCTCTAAAGATTCTGGGACGGCAGGAAGTTTGTTAATGTATTTATACTCAACAGAAAATCCTACACCTGTACCGCACATAAGAATATACATTGTCTCATCAAATGAGCGTGGGGAATCAACTGGAAGGAAAGCACAATTGTATCCTGCTACATTATCTCTTTCTAATGCTGCTCCTGAAGTCATAACAGAGCGCATTGATGGCATGACGTTTCTTTCAAATACACCATTTTTTAATTCCGCAACAAGCTTTTCATCTGGAATGTAATTATAATTTTCTTTTAAGTGATTTAACATAAAGTCAAAATATCTATCTACTGTTTCTCCCCAAGTTTCACGACGATTTTCTTCTGACATCCATCTTGCATATCTAGACAACGCAATAAAGTTTTCATAAGGGTTTTCAATAGTTCTTGACATAATATACCTGTTTCTCCGCCTTGCGGTTGTTTAATTTTTGAGTGAGATCCTAGTGTATCAAACTTTATTTAAATGGGGAAGTCACTTTGAGAATTTTTTAAAAATATGACTAAACGATTTATTAGTCAACTGATCCCAATTATAATCGTTATGTATTTTAGTTGACTGGGCGTAATAATAACCAGCATATGCTTTAAAATTATTTGCAACCTCAACCATTTGTTTAGACAAATCAAATAAATCTGGCTCAAAAACTTTTCCTTCATGTGGAAAAGGCCAGGGTGAGTCTACAAGTGTTGATTTAATTTTTAGTGGACCAAGATAATTCTCATAATGTGCCCAACCACTAGTACAAATTGTTGGCATGCCAGTTGCTAAAGCTTGAAGCGGAATAAAGCCAAATCCTTCTCCATAGCTTGGATAAACTAAAACATCGTGATCATGATAAAGTTTGACTAATTGATTTTCATCAATATCATCTGTTATCATCTTAATATTACTATACATATGATGAGGTAAACCAATAATATTTCTATCTATATAGTTATTATATATTCTAGTAGTATTACTGTTATGTGCTTTAATAGTTAAAGAATAACGAGGATCATTTCCAAATAAGGATACAAATGCATCTACTACCATCTGTCCCGCTTTTCTTGGGGCGGGTTCTCCAATATGTAAAAACTTTATAACATCAGATTCTTGACGCTTTTTAGGTTTCCATACAGGATCTATGCCATGAGGATAAACTTTAACATCTTTAAATCCATTATCTTCAAATACATCTGCACACCAATCTGAAGTTGTCCATATTTCATCACAAGCATCTAAATATGGAGTCCAAGTCTTTGGAATAACTGTAGATTCCCAGGGAGTGTAAGAAATCTGATATTGATTTCTATGTAATTTGTAAAATAAAGGTTGAGAAAAATTTAATTGAACTGGAGATGTTGATTTTTGAAAAGGAACAACATGTCCTAAATTAGTTAATGATTTAACTATTTTTTCTGCGGCATGGCCATATCCATTGTTGGATCTAAGGTTCACCATAGGTGTAGAAAATGATATTTCCATGATTTCTTTCTAGTTGACTGACTTGACAGTAACTTACGGCCAATGTTATGATTATAGTTCGTTATCTCTAAAGGAGGAAATGCCAATGGAGAATATAAAACAAAGTCTTAGTGACTTGGTACACAGTACCACTGTAATAGTAATGATAACATTATTTCTATTTTCAGTAAACCCCACTACGGCTGAAAAAGCAAAGGCTTCGATGAAAACTGAAGTCCAATTAAAGCAAGAAAAGATGCATGAGTTGGGTACAATGAAGTACACAGCAAAGCAGCAGCTTACAGACAAAGATTTGATATTCATTTTAGAGTCTGCAGGTTTTCAAGGTCTAGGTCTTAAAAAAGCTTGGGCTATAGCAAAAACGGAGTCTAATGGACGTCCGCTTGCATATAACGGGAATAGGAAGACTGGAGATAGTTCCTACGGAATTTTTCAAATCAATATGCTAGGGCAACTTGGCGTAGTACGAAAAGAAAAATTTGACTTAGTATCGAACGAACAACTGTTCAACCCAGTAACAAACGCAGAGATAACGTACTATATGACTAATGGCGGAACCAATTGGTCAGCTTGGAAGGGTTTAACCCCAAGAGCACAGGAATGGTTAACGCAATACCCTTACTAAAGTAAAGAGGAAGTAATGCAAAAGATACAATATGTATCTAAATATATAGCCCTTTCAGAAGAGGGTCTTGTTCCAAGGTTAGAATGCCCCATGGATCAAGGCTCTCTTCTACCTAACCAGGATTTAGAAGATAATATATTTTTGTATTGCCTATCGTGTGATTTTAATAAAACGCTAGGATTTAAGTATTATGATGAATTAGTTAAACATGTAAAAGAGGTGGGAAATGGATAATAAGTGTGGTTGCGGTAATTGCAACTGTAAATCTTTTGTAGATACTCAAATGAATGAATCAGCATTAATTGATGTAACAGATAACATGGGTAGAGTAATTTTTTGGGAAGACATAGGTAGACCACTTGGAGAATGAAACAACTAATCTAGAAGATAACCTACCAATGGTTAACTACATTATGCTTCATAGAATATATGACATGTTGGCCCTAATAGCAAATCATTTGGCAGATCCAGAAGAAGTGGCTAAAATGGTTAGCTATCATGAACAAGGGTTCCTTCTTGGTCCAGTCCCGTCTTATTCTCCTTCAGAAGAAAATGCTTGACATTGAATAACAGATAATCTACAATAAATTTGTATGGGTCGTAGCATCCCACATGTTCCCCATACATTGCATCGTAAGGTGCCAGAGCCCAATTGGATCCGCCTCCGATTGGGTTTTCTGTTTCTATAAATAAATTTGAGCATACAGTGCGAAATTGAAAGTGCGAAAATAGTGCCTCGGCGGTAGAAGACCCTCTTGACAATTTTGAGCATAAAATGCTAATATAGTCTTATGACTAAAGAACAAGCAATTGAAATAATGATGAACTCTATTAATTCTGACAATAAACAATTTTGTTTAGATAACGGCATGAGCGAAGAAGAAGCTGATAAAAATATTCAAAATAGTCAAATGTCTCTTGGTGTAATGATGAGCAATATTTACGATAAGCTAGTTGACGCTAAAATAATCGCTTGATGCTATAATTAGGAAATGGGAAGAAACCATTTTGCTAAAACATTTCAATCACCTTATTTTCAATCTGATTACTATAAGAAAGAAACCCCTGGCGGAATACTTGAAACTAAAGTAGAAAACTTTTTAAAAAAGATGATAGCCCCTATTAAGAAACTTACCCCTAAGAAGCCTTCTGAAGGCAATTAGAGCCAACTTTAGCTAGATATGGTACCCCAAGGTACAACATAGCTTCAAAAGGGCGGGAAATCCAAATATGATACAATAATATTATGGATACACTTACAGACAAATGCTACTTCTGCGATAATACAGCAGAATATAACGATATAGCCAAGGTAGAAGGAAATGGTTATGTTGTTTCTAGTGTATGTAAGAAACATTTAATAATGGGACTATCTTCTTAAGCTGGTCCACCAGGTCTCGATCCTGGGACATTCGCATTAACAGTGCGACGCTCTACCAACTGAGCTATGGACCAATATTTTTAATTTCCCGCCAAATTATAAATTAACCCACTATGTATGCTATAGTGCCAAGAATAAAAACTATCACTGTTACTATCAATACCGCGATTATTGTTTTCATATTTCTATTGTACTTTCTACTAATATTCTAGTTGACTAGAATTATATCTTATATGTATTATATCTTTTCTTTATAATGATAACTTCCAGAATTTGAGCATACAACCCCTATACCCCTAAATGATTTCTTTAAGGTTCCCCGAAATTGTCCATTTATAAGATAGCAATTCATCGGTTAGAGCTGTAGCTTTTATTTGAAAGAATTTAACTTCCGTCATCATCGCACTTGGAGTTTAACCCCTTGATATTATCTCCGAAAACTGTCCAAGGTAATTATTATAACATTCAAAAAATTGATTGGTCAAGCTTTGCAAGATTTTTTATGATTTGATAGCGTTATATGTGCAAAGGCAGATCTTACTTCTAGTTCCCGCCCACATATATCACATTTAACAGTTCTGATTGAGGCCATATCTGAAGTATATAGGATCTATATATTCTAGTCAACTGCTTTTTTAGAATATTACAAAATGTTAATATATTTTTTTCTTGTATGATACAGTATAAAATCAAAATCGGACATTTCGGATAGACCGCACATATTAGACACATTTTTATCTGAATGTGATTCGAAACACATACTTATTTTTTAAAATGTCCGAATTATACGCATTTTGAATTGTCTTTTGTCAGTCCCCTCATATATGATAAAGATATAAAGAAAGTTAATCAAGGTGATTAACAAGAAAGGACAATAAAATGTCAAACAGTATTTTTGGTCAAGGTTTCGCTAAGGTTAGCGATTATCCTAAAGGTTTAATGAACCTTTGCCCTTGCGGACAGGTAGTCTTAGCACCTGCTCAATATCACGCAGGTTTCCCATGGTGGGAAAATCCTAACAAGTGTAAAGACTTGTTTGATCTAGTGTCTTTGCCACCGCTTACACGCTCATGCGATTGCGATAATGAATATTGCTACTGTGACTAGTAACACACTAAGCCCTAGGGCGTGTCGCTACTAAATGTCAGTAGCAGATGATAGTCTTACAGACATAACAATTAAATAAGAATTAGAGCGTGAGCCTAGCAAATAATCCCGAAAGGGTGAGCCTAGCAAATAATCGCTTAACACATAACTACTAACGAAAGAGAATAAAAAATGTCATATGTTTACTCATACGCTACTAATAGCGTTAATAAGTACGAGTCTATCCAATCTGCCGTCGCAGATCAGTATTATTATCTAGATGAGTCAGAGGCTATTGCCTTGTTTGACCCGCTAGGTGATGAGCAATTAACAG